GTGATTATGGTTATATAGATTGGGATAATTTCTTATTGACAACAGTAGGAGTAAGTGGTGAATCTTCTCCCTATACTGTAAAGAATTTAGGATATATTACTACAGAAGCTTGGAAAGATTACTTTAGAGTTAGTGAAAACAAAGATGATTCAGAAGACGCTAACGGTGGTACACCTGCTAGAGTAACAAGAAGTCCTGATGGACGCAAGTTTGGATTAAGTCCTATTCCAGATCAAGTATATCGTATATGGTTTACTGCATTTGATTTACCTACTGAATTATCAGCACATGGAGATACTACAGTATTTCCTAATATCTATAACTCTGTAGTACTAGCTAGAGCTAGATACTATCTACATCAATTTAAAGAAAGTCCTCAATCTGCTGCATTTGCACTAGAAGATTATAAAAGAGGATTAAGATTAATGAAACTTAATTTAATGGAGCCTACGCCTACTACCATCAAAGATGATCGTATGAGGTTTGTTTAATGTCCCAACCATTTGGTATATCTTGTAAAGGTGGACTTAATACTAATCTAAATCAATTAGAATTGTTAGGACAGCCCGGATTTGCAGTAGCATTATCTAACTTTGAAGTAGACCCTGATGGAGGCTATAGACGTATTAATGGCTATAGTGCATTTGGTGGAGGATCTGCTGCTAGACCTAATAGTGGTAATAGACCTTTGGGTTTACAAGTCTACGCAGATGGTGTAATATGTTGTTCAGGAACTAATGTATACTTTAGTCAAGATGGAACTAGTTGGCTTCAGATAAATAGAGCCAGTGTAGATGCTGGAGGAGATAACTATAGTACCTTTACAGGACGATCAGCAGCAGCTAGAACTTCTCAAGGTCAAGCTACTTTTGCTGTTTATGAAGGTACATCTGATTACGGTGAAGTAATTATAACAGATGCAGGATCAGGCGTAAAGCCAATGTACTTTAAGATGACAGGTACTGGAGCTAATGTAAATACTAGAACATACTTTGCAAAAGAAATAACAGTAAGTGGTACAGTATATCCTAAGTATTGTGTAATACACGACAAGCACTTAGTAGTAGCAGGAGCAGCTACAGCACCTAATACTA